AACGTATTTAGTACGTCTTTTACCTTCCGAGATAATAAAGTATTTATCAAAAAACTCTACATCTGGGTCATTATATAAAGACAAAATTGATAAAAATCTTGAAAGATCGTATACACATGCATCTGATGGAATTTCATCAGGAATGTCTGCGATAGCAATTAATGTCTTCTCCGGAGTGATAGTCTTAAGAACATTACCTTCTTTCATCAAGATTGACTTGTTGATTTGAGTAAAGCTTTTTAAGACCGTCAAAGTTTCGTTAGAAAATTTCATAATATAAGTTTCTCCATTGATATTATTTGTGGTATATTATATACCATTTACTTGGACTTGTCAACAGGATTATAAGCTTTCTTATTAGATTTAGAATCTGCAGTAGCAGTAACTCCTAGTTGACCTAGAGCACCCATGTCACCCTTAAAGATATAAGAACCAACATGGTTGATTTTCATCCAAGGACACATCCAAACTGAAAGACCTGCTTTACGAGCCATCTTACAGAAAAAGTAATCCTCGGATAAGTACCTCTTTGACTCTGGGTCAATGACACAATCAAAGAAAGCATGAATCTCACGAGTACCGTCAAACTTGTCAGTACGAACATGGTCAGGTTTATATGATAACTCTGGATATGTGTCTCGATATCTTTCGAGAGCATCTCTTGTAATTAACATAAACCCAGTTCCACCTTCTGCCACTTCAACAGGGTCGGAGAGTTTAAATTGTCTTATATCCGCAACAGGGTTAAAGACAAAATCTGATGTATATTGTTCAAGTTCAAAAGGATTTTCCTTTCCAACACCTTGCTGTGCTGCTACAGAAACCTTTTCCCATGCAATTGTTTTCTTTGGATATGGACCGCATACAATATCATACTTCTCTGGGTCTGATATTTGTAATGCAAGTAATGCTAATGCATCTCTTGGGTCAAATCCAATATCTGAATCTATAAACAATAAATGAGTACAGTCAGAACGAAGGAATTCATCAACAATATAATTCCTAGCTCTTTGTACTAAACTTTCGTTAAATAAGAAATAGTATTTCATTGGAATTTTATGCGATGAACATAACATACTTAAATCATTTGTTGACTTTGTATATAATCCTGCACAAGATCCACCATACATAGGTGTTCCAATAAAGAGTCGTTGTTTTTGTAGTTCTTCTGTTTTTACTTCTAATTTCATACTGTGATTTGCTCCATATCATTTTCAGCTCTTGTGATTGATTGTAATCTCATTACGTCTGCCAATATATCCCAAGCTGAATCATGTGCTTTAAATACAGAATCCCATTTATCTTCATTAGCACAAGGAGGGAATCCATTCTTCTTCAAACCAAAATCAAACTTTGCATCAATAAAAGTTCTTGTATCTCTAACTTTCCAATGTTGTAAGTGTGATTGTAAATGATTTACTTTATTCTGAGATTTAAATAATCTTTCCAGAATAACTGGGTCAAATGAATTAGACCTTGACCACCAAAAATCAATCTTTGGGCTATCAATTAAAAAATCTGTGAATTGTTTTACAAAATCAGCAACAGATAAATCAGAACTCTTAGGAGCAATATTCTTTCTTACTTCAGAATCCTGCTGCGACCAAAAGTCCAATGTACCTTTATCAACTACCCAATTGTAATTCTTGACTTGCTCCGATACATTCAATTTGAATTTCTTCACCTTGAATACATCGCCTAAATTGTATGGATCGTCAGACGTAAACTTGTCCCATTGAAATACCATTACTGACATATCAATGACAGCACAATTATGTACGTCTTGACCCATTGTTTCAAAGTCTATTATTAAATCATTTCTCATGGTGTATATTATACTCTATTTTTTATTGAATGTCAATAGTTTATGACATAAATTCTTCAAGAGATGGAGTTGTATCTTTTCCGTTAGGGTCAAACTCCATTAATTGTTTATGATTGTTTTGTCTTAAATAAGTGGTATCAGATAATGTTAGTTCGCCTCTTAAAAATTTACCAATCTCAGAATGTAAATCTCTTGATGTAGGTACAGGAACATTTTGAGCAATATGATTTACTTTAGGCAATCCACCTAATAGTTCAAAGTCTTCTGGGAATCCCATCATATGTAGAGCTTCACGAATAGTTAATGACCTATCTTCAGTTGGGTGAATCGTATCAACCATATTACGACCAATGACTGCATTCATATAATCACCAAAGACATGTACTGAACCATCCCATACACCTAATCCATCAGCATACTTTTTAATTGCGTGGTCAGAATACTTAATACCTTTTTCATGTCCTGTCTTATGGAACCATTCGTTTGCTTCTTTCATCCAACCTTTTTTGTTAACATAATTGAGAGTTGTCTTTACATCTTCTTCTAACATAATCTCTCTTACATCACGGTTTGTTTTTGTTTTAATAAATGTATAGTAAGGTTCTTCAGGTACATTCTTATTAATAATCAAATCGTGTTGTAATGCATCATCAGGAATTTCTTTAAGATATTCGGCAAATGATTTACGATCACGGTTATACCAGTTTAATACAGGAGAAGTACTTGACTTCCAACCAATCGCAAACGTTCTATCTCGTCCCTGAGGAACTCCATGATATCTCGTTGAGGTTTTATACAGAGATAAAGAATAACCTCTCTCAGCACAAATTTCATACAGTCTATTTGCGACTGGACGACCTTTGTTTGTATATAGTGCAGGAGCGTTCTCAACAATAACAACCTTTGCTCCTAAAACATCAATACCATCTTGAAAGACCTGATACATAAATTCGTTCTTTGCACATTTAGCACCTTTTGATTCTTCAGTTAATCCAGTATTTAATTGTGATAATGCAGCGCAAGGTGGAGTACCTGATACTACATCCACTTGTTTAATATTTGGATTTTCAGAATCAAGTAATACATAAGGAATATCACGTCCTTTCGTTACTTGTTGATAATTGACATAATGTCCATCGTTAGCTTCAAATCCACTATAAGAATAAATTGCTTCGGGTGGTTTACCGAAAGCTTTTTCCGCTCCTAGCATTTGTCCACCAATAAGCGGAATAAGTGGTGCCCATGTTATATCTTGTTTCATCCAAAAAAGTCCTCAAGTGTAGCAGCAGTTTTCTTTTCGTATTGTGATATATCAGTAGCGATATAATCTTCATCAATTGCTGTCATAATTTTATTGTTTAAGAAGGTGCCATCATATAACTCAGGCTTGCATATAAGTTTACGCAATCCTTTAACTACTGATAAGTACTCTTCTTCATTATTTAGTAATCTATCCATTCTTTCTTTAAACTCAGTTGGAGTTTTTGGTCGTAAGAAGTCAGGTATAGGTAAATGTTTCTGTTCATCATATGTTGGATGTAAGAAAGGAACAACTCCTGCGTGTATCATTTCAATATACTTTGCTGTTACCCAACCTTTTTCAATTGGAATAATAAACGTAAATTTAACATTATCCAATTTACGAATTACATCGTCAAGATGAATAGAACCTTTGAACCTAGCATCAGTTTCTGTATCTGGGTGTTCCCATTTTCCATAAACTTCAACATCTTCAAAATCGTTCAATACCCATTCCTTCATCAATCCATATCTTGAAGGTTTACCTTCATTCAATATGACCATAAAAGGAATGTTTCTTGTTGTATTAAATTCTTCTGTATAGTCGTAACGAACACAAAAGTTTGTTTCCATTCCTGCATATACAGATTCTACAAATTTGTCGGATCGTTCTTGGTTTTCATATGATTCTATTGTACTTGCTTTATACTTATAATCATATTGACCTAACGACTTATTTGGTAAATGAAAGATATCTCTTGATTGATTCATTACATATCGTGGATCATTTACAATCTCAACGTAGTCAGGCTTTTCTTCATTTAACCAAATCGCAATAGGAGAAGTATAGTTCTTTGTCATATCAATCACAGAAGCAGGTTTACCGTCAGTGATACCTTCTTTTAAATGTTTCACTTGAGTAATTTTACCTGGGATCGTAACAGTACCAACTTGACCTACCATCATAACAGTATAATCTAACTTAAATCCTCTCTGATTAAAATAGTTAATCACATGACGATAAAAGCTATCGGTTTCATCATTCTTAATACCTTTCCAAATATCAATTACATTATCATACGGAAATAAATCCAAAGCTTCAGATTCAGAAAGAGTGCTGAAGTCAGAACGACCGATAATATAAAATGTTTTGTCTGGGTTATTATTTGCGAGTGCAATTAGAACTGAAGATGGCTCGTTGTCTCCACCGATAGGTGAGAACCTATTGCGTTTAAACTTGACTGACTTGCCAATCTTTGCGAATCCAATGTTTTTCATAATGTATAATTATCCGACTGTATTTTTATTTATTAGAATTGACTACACGTTGTCTGAGCTCTGTTGAACTGAATGAGTGTCTTCGTCTATTATAATGAACAGGACATAAGCCTTTACCTGTATGTTCTTGGTCTTTATATTCTTCACCAACAATTCTTATGTCAGGATTAATCGTCAAGATCATATCAACGATTTCTTGTTCTGTTGTAAAAGGAATAACTTCGTCAACATACTTACAAGATGAAACCTGTATGTATCTCTCAAAAGGAGTTTGAATAGGCTTGTTCTTTGACTCAGGACGATCCACTGTTGGGTCAATTAATAATCCAACAATCAAATAATCACACAATGTCTTTGCTTCTTGTAACATTACAATATGACCTGCGTGAAACAAATCAAAAGTAGAACATGTAAATCCTACTTTAAAATCTTGAGGTAATTTCTTTCTATCTAAAAACATAATTCTTCCGTAATGTCGTTAACACATTGTATAATAAAATCTTTATCAGGGTGATACTTATATACACGAATAATCTCAGCTGCTGTTAAAATTATTAATGTGTTTCTTTCTATTTGAGGATTGTAAGCTAACAGTGTATTGATTGAAAGATCTTGTAGTTCAATGTTATAACGATTAATTAGTAAGCTTGCGATAAATTTTGCTATGTCAAGTTCACGACAACCAAATACATTAGGGATAGGGTCAATTAAGTGCATGTTATGTTCTGTAAAGAGCATGTTCTTAACACCAAAATCTCCGTGACAATATCCGTATTCTAAATTAATATTTGCCATTCTTTCAACAATATCATTAAACACAGGTACATCAGCTAACTGAACATGACCTACAATCCTTGCGATATAGTCATCAAATGTTAAAAACTTTTTAGTAGGTATATGACCGAATTCATCAAGTGCTTCTTGTATCATTGCCAATGCTTTATATGGAGAATGCTTGAAGAACTCTTCATCGTGGTCAATGTAATCCATTGTAATTGTATCACCAACCACTCTATGGATTTCAGGAGTCATAACTGCTGAACCTGTTTCTTTGTACCACTTTGCTACTTCATGAGCATTACTTGCGGTCTTATGTACTAACATACCATCAGTGTAAATATCAGATCCTGATAGACCACCTTCTAATTCACGAATGTCAGCATATATAAAATCTTCAGGTGTAATACCTTTATCATCAATATAATATGCAGCAAGTGGTTTATCAAAAGACAACATATGATATTTTACATGATGCTTTTCTAACCAAGACCGTATTTGTTCTCCATACTTTTCTTCTGCTTCAACTCTACTCCTACAAGAAATAGAACCACGAGCAGTAAAAATATCTACTTGCCAACCTGCATTATATAATTCATTACATTTTTCAATCAAAGCAATGTTGGGTTCTGCGTTTTCCCAATCTCTGTTTGACGTAAACGCTAATGTGTCGTCAAAGTCAAGTACTATTCTTTTGTGTAATGCCATAATTATTTCTTGAAGATAATGGATCTTGTTAATCCACCAAAGTGATAACAGAAGAAGAGGAATAAAGGAACGGCAATAGCAATACGAATACTATCTTTAGTCATATTGATTGCTTCCATTAAAAATACAGCGCCTGCTAGTGTTCCGAAAATAATAGCAACGAACGCGATGCCATAAGTCATATCTGTAATAATTTCTTTCATAATATAATATCCTTAAAATTTAACTACCATTATAACATGGTTTACTATAAATGTCAATAGATTAGTTGACAGTATCATGTAAAAAGTCAATAGCAATATCTGCTTCGTCAAACATACGTCTTGATTTTTCAAATGAATCTAACCACTTTTGTGGAGAATCCAACATACCAATGACAATTCTATTTATGCCTACTTGGATAATACCTTTTGCACAATCGTGGCAAACTGGTAATCCCCATACATACATTGTAGAATCCTTTAATGAAATGCCAGAAAAGGTCGCATTGTATATACAGTTCATCTCGGCATGAACAACCAAGTCATATTTAATTGTTCTATCTTCATACCGAGCAGGTATATCTTCAATTCCTTTTGGAAATCCATTATACCCAGTTGCTAGGATACGACGGTCAGAGTTAACTGCCACTGCTCCTATTTGTTTTGAAGGATCTTTGCTCCAAGAAGATATTTCCTGAGCAACACGCATAAAGCGTTTATCCCACTTTGAGTCCATCAATTAATTCCTCAATAAAGTTGAAATGTCTTTCATATACATGGAAGTTTGATGCTGTCCAAATCAGATTACCAACTTCAATACCAAGATCTTCAGCAAGTTGATTCTGAACATATCTTGCCCAAGCATAATCATTATTATAACCAAAGACTGCGTCGTTAGAACGCATTAGGTAATGTGAGTCAAGTTTACCATCGCGAATATAAAAAGTATTTGCATAGGTACACATAAAGTCAGACATACCATCTCGGTTGTAATCCAAATGCATACTTGGTCGATTATAAATCATTGTTGCTCTACGAGAGTTTGGATTGTTTCTCAATTCACGCTGAACATGTTTGTATTGATTACCATTCTCTTCAGAGTAAATGCACCAACCATAATTTGAATTAATCTTACCTTCGTCAGATGAGACATCTTTCCAAATTTGTGGAGCACCACCAGGAATATCATCAACATATAATGATTGTGATTTATACCATTCTAATTCGCGTTGGATATATTCATACGCAGGTTTACGAATGACATAATCTCTATCAGCAATAAATGTTGCACCAATAATTTCAACAGTTTTTACACCTGTCTTGTCAATGACAAAATCTTCACTGAGATATTTGTCAATGATGGTTTGTTGAATATTAGAAACTCTGTCCATTAAATTGTTTCCATTAACGCTTCAATATCC